CGAAATCCTTGCCACCACGGCCGCGTTGAACAAGCTGCAGAAGCAGGTCGACGACTCGATGACCGGCATGGTGGCAGCGTTTGCAATGACTGCTGCCCCGCCGGGATGGCTGAAATGCAACGGTGCGGCGGTGTCGCGCACGGCCTATCCGCGGCTGTTTGGATGGTTAGGTACGCACTACGGCGCCGGCGACGGAACAACCACATTCAACTTGCCCGATATGCGCGGCCTGTTCCCTCGCGGCTGGGACGACGGGCGCGGCCTCGATCCTGGTCGGGCGTTCGGTGTCTATCAGGACATGATGATCCATTCCCACGCGCACACCGCCTCGGCCGCAGCGGTGGGCGACCATGCTCACAGCGCCTGGACGGACGCCCAGGGCAACCACGCTCACCGAGCTTGGACGGATGCCCAGGGCGCGCACAACCACTCCGCGCCTAGCTCAGCAGGTATCGGTCAAGGCGCCGGCGGCCTGAACTCGGTTCAGCAATCGGGTGGCGCGCATGAAACCTCGTGGGCAGGCGCTCACCAGCACGTTGTCGGCATGGATGGCGCAGGCAACCACGCGCACAACGTCGGTATCGGCGCCGGCGGCGCACACACCCACGGCGTGACAGTGGCCGCCGCCGGCGGCGTTGAAACCCGGCCTAGGAACTTGGCCCTTTTCTACTGCATCAAATATTGAGATCGAGCATGAGCGAGAAAATCGTCTATCAGACCAACCACCTGGGAATCCTGGTGGGCACCGTGACCGCTGACGAATCGCCGCTGGAACCGGGCGTGTACATGATCCCGGGCGGCTGTGTGGAGACAGCGCCGCCGCAGATCCCCGAACATAAAGCAGCTTGGTGGAACGGCACGGCCTGGCAGCTTGTGGACTATTTCGGCGGCGTGGTGGTGTACAACACCGCGACCGGTGAGCCGCGCACGCTCGAAGGCTTTGAGCCGGTGCCGGCGGGCTTCACCATGAAAAAGCCTGGGCCGAACCAGATCTGGAAGGACGGCGAATGGGTCGACGACATCGATGCCGTGCTGGCCGCACTCCGGGAGAAAAAGCTGCAGGCGATCGCCGCTGATTGCGCCGCCTACGTTGCCGGCGGCTTCAACTCCAACGCCCTGGGCGACGCGTACCGCTACAGCAGCGCCATCGATGACCAGGTGAACCTGAACGCCCAGGTGTTACTGGGACAGGATGACGTTTACCCGTGTATCGATGCTGACCAGGTGCTGGCCTTCCGGCCCCACACCATTGCCCAACTGCAGAAGGTCAGCCACGACCTGGTGCGCTTTCGTCAAGGCGCCCAGCAGTGCGCCGAGTTGTTGCGCCAGTCCGTTGAAAAGGCCCTGAAAGACAAAAACCTCAAGGCGATGAAAGCCATCACCTGGACGCCGCCGGCATGAATTGGGCACCGGTGACGATGCGCTGGCCCGAGCAGGCCACGCAATGGATGGGCGGGCTGTCCGCCGCCAAGGAGCTGGCCACCGGCGAGCTGGCCAGCACCGCGCAACGGTTGGCCGGTTTGAGCGGATTGGCCAACACCAACCCGGGGCCGGTCGGAGACGCCGCGAAAGGCGCCATTGAAGCCGGACGGGCGGCGCTGGCCGAGCAGTTGGGGCAGGTTCCCGCATGCCTGGTGGTGACGCCTTTTCAAAGCGGCGTCGGACAAGGCAAGGGCTATCAGCGCTTCCTTTCGGCGCCGAACGTGCTGGAACACCTGGCCAGAAAGCTAGAGGACGCGACCGACAACGGACGTCCGGCGGGGCCGCAATATGCCTTGTCGATCCTGTTCTTGGGCACGCGCCTGGAACAGTTGGCCAGCGGCCTGTCCCGGTTCAATGCATTGCTGCCGATTCCCGACCTGGTGCGCACGGAGCGGCGCGCCCAGCACCTGATGAAACTTGAGACTGAAAAGTGGGAGATCCCCGGCGCCGGTGCGTTGCCGCGCTGGCAAGCTCTGCCGCTGGAGCGCTGCACGGTGGTCAAAGCTGCCAAGCAATCGATGGCCGGCCAATTGGCCGTGCTGGAGGGCTACGCCGCCGACAGTTCGCCGTTGGGCGATCTGGCGGCGCTGGCCGCTCGCAAGGCGGCACAGCAACAGGGGCGGGACCAGCAATTGACTGAACTGAAAAACCTGCTGGCTGGGGGGAACCCCGACGTCAGCATACGGGCGCGCCTGATTGGCCCGGGCAACTCCAGCGAGCTGCGACGGGAGCTGTTGAGCGGCGACGCACCGGGGCATGAGTGGGTGCAATGCGCCGGCCTGCTGCTGGTGGGCACGCAAGAGGGGTTGAGTTTTGTACGGGAACTGGTGGGTCTATGACGCTGTTGCTCGACGGGCAAAAAGTCCAGGGGAAGAACCTCAAGGTCACCGGCAATCTACGCATCGAAAGCGGCGACATGTCGGGGCAGACCAGCAACACCGACAAGGCGCACAAGGGCTTCAAGCCCAAGACGTTGGCCGTTTCGCTGATGATCCCCTTCGTTGATCGGGTGCAGCTGACTGACTTGATGCGTCTGGCCGAAGCCACGGCGAGCGGCGGCGAGCTGCATCTTTATCGCGTCGTGAACGACACCGCCGAGGCGTTCGGCGTGCGCCAGGTGGAGTTCTCCGAAGGCGTCAGCGCCCGGGAAGCCGACAACCTGAAAGCCTGGCTGGTGCAGTTCACGCTGAGCGAGCGCGAATCGAACCCGGAAAAGGTCGAGGGTCGACGCGCCGGCAACAAGGTCGACGCCCAGGGCGCCCCGGGCAGCGCAGTCGGTGAGGGTGGTAGTAACTCAGGTTCGAGCGACAACCCGGAACTGAGCGGCTTTGAAAAGGTTCTGGGCCGTGTGGACAAGTGGCTGGGCGGGAGTGAGCAGACGTGAAACTGCACAAGGTTCTGTCGATCAATGGCGCGCCTGTTCGCCTGGTCAAGGAGGACGTTCGGCTGGACGCCACCAGTCCAGGGCGGGCGAACTTCACCGTTCAGTCTGCTGAGCCGCTGAAAGGCTTGGTGACGCTGGATATCGGCTACAACGACCGCACGCTGCAGCGCCACTTCATCGGCTACGTCGAGCGTTGCACCGCCGCCAATGCCAAAGAGCAGGTGCTGTTCTGCCGTGAGCTGGCTGCTGTGCTGGCCAACCCGTTGCCGTTGAACCTGCGTCATGTCGATCTGCGCGCTGTGCTGGCTGCCATCAGCGAGCAGACGGGCCTGCGCTTTCGCGTTCCCGATCGGCCTTACGTCGGCGTGAAGGCGCCGTACTTCTACAGCCTTGCCGCCGGTTACCAGGCAATGGACAGTCTCGCCCGGGTGTTCAGCATCCCGGACTTCACCTGGCACCAAATGGGCAACGGCGAAGTGTTCGCCGGCAGTTGGGCCGACAGTTTTTTTGGCGCCCGGGCGGCGCTGCAGATCCCCACGGAGCTGTTCGACGGCTACCAGGGCAACCAGAGCGCAATGGTGGCGGCCCTTCCAGGGCTGCGACCGGGTGCAACGATCAACGCCGGCGAACGTGTCACCAGTGTGGCGCTCGCCAATGACCAGATGGCTATCCGATGGAAGACGCAATCCGCCGCGCTGTAGAGCGCCAATTCCCCGAACTCACCGGCGGTTACCACTTGCCGCGCTTCGCCAAGGTTACGTCCGTTGCCGATGCGCCGGCGGACGCGGGGATCTGCGACGACTTCCGTCCGCGCTACGCGGTGGATATCGTCGTCCTCGGCCAGGACGACGAGCCAGATCCGACCATGCCGCCGCTGTCGGGTGTTCCCCTGCCACTGCCCACCGGTGGCGAGGAAATGGGTATTTACGCCTTTCCGGAGGAAGGCACGCGCGTCGTGGTGTGCTTCGCTTATGGGCTGCCGAACAAACCCTACATTCAGTCGATTCTGCCGCACGGTCTGAGCATGCCGAAGGTGCCGAAAGGCGACCAGGTGTGGCAGCACAGCGGCGCCGCCCAGCAACGTGTCGATGCCGACGGCAACTGGCTACGCCAGACCGATGGCAAGATCCGGGATCAAGCGATCGAGCGCGAGGTTGAAGCCCTGGACAACCGCGAGCAGTTCCAGAGCCACACGCGGGCGGTTGATGACCACTCAACCGAGTCTGTCGGTGGTGTGAAGACGATCGAGGCCCTCGGCGCGCTCAAGTTGCTGTCGGGTGGATCCGCGAGTCTGGCGGCGGTGGACGATCTGCACCAAGCGACAGGCCGGGACTTGAACCTGGTCGTCGGGCAGAAGCACAACGCCACGGTGGGCGGAGATATGCAGGAGCGGATTGAGGGTTTGCGCGAAAGTATGGCGAGAGTTAGCCAACGGATGCAGGCGCCCAAAAGCTGGATCGGATCTGATGGAGTGAACGCGCTTCAAATTCTCTGCGATGTGATTGATCTGATCTCCGACATGAATATCCGTTTGGCTGGACACACCCACGTTCCTGGTCCGAATCCAAGCCCGGCTGACACCGCTGGTTTCCAGAAAATGGCGGCCGAAGCCGCTTTGCTTTCTACAGAGCTTAAGCATATAACTCTCTAAAGGTGGCACCGGATGCTATGACCAATAAGAGTTAAGGGCGATTACATGCAGTTCAACAATGCTGACATTGAAAAACTAGTTAGCAGAACCCTAATAATAGAATGCTTTGAAATCGAATTAACTCAGAATCGTGAGGACTCCCCTTTATCTTTCAGCGGCCCCGGCAGCATTACAATAGAACCTGACGGCAAGCTTTCGCTAAAAATGTACGACTCAACAAAAAAGAGTTCAATGAGTCAGATGATGCGAGTCGCCTTCCCTCAAGGTACTGGCGTTGTTGCTGAATCAGAATATTTCTCTTTAAAGGCGAAAGACTCCAACGGCAATCTTTGGCTTGCTCCGCGAAACTATATAAATGACGGCTTACAACTGACGCCTCACGGAACAATAATAGAGTTTCACATTCCTGAAATACGGACGGAACGCGCTTGGCATCGGACCGACCTTGATGGAGTGAGTATAGCAAACATCGTCATAGCAGGACGCTACCGACTTCCATTCAATAAATTTGAAGACCAGCCAGACGGCTCTTCTTCTGTAACTGGCTTAGAGTTCAGAATTGAGTGCGCAAAAATAACGCTCTCTCAGAAAGCAAAACATCTGACCCTAGATATCGTCAGTACCTCAATGCAATTAAACCATGAGTTCATCATCAAAATTGCCGAAGCTTTAAGCATAGCTATCGGCAGAGAGGCATGGCCATCTTATTACCGGGTCTATCGAGATGGAGTAATCTCGTCTTTTGTAAATGGCAAACGCGACATTATCGACCAGGGCATGGTTAGACCTCTCGTTGACGTCTTCCCCTATAAAACGGCAAAGTTAATTACCTTCTTAAACTTTTACATAAAAAACCGCAAAAGAGAACATGACCACACAGTTTATTACTGGCGAAGACTATATTACATATCCAACAAAGTCACAGATGTCGCGGCACTTGTTCTCACTGTGAATATTGAAGGGCTGATAAACAACTATTTTAGAGAAGGCAGAAACCCATCAGATATTTTACTGGGTGAAATTAACCTTAGCAAAAAACTTATCAAGCCTTTGAAGCTTCCCGCGAGTACAAACTCACGAGTAAAAAACACCTTGGGCGGAATGAAAAAAATTACGGCCCCTAATATCCTTAGAGCGCTGGCAGACGAAGGCCAAATCCTAGAAGCCCATGTAAAGAGTTGGAACAACTTAAGACATTCTCTTGCCCACGCTGGCAATATGGAGTCTGATGCGGCGACACTGAGTCTATTTGTTGACGACATAAACAACTGCCTTGATCTATTTTATCACCTTATAGGGCTAAGCGTTGGGTATGATGGGCGACTCATCGGGGATAGCGACCTACTCTCCCCTGCTGAATCAGAGGATCTGGAAAAACAACAGCTTGAGTTGTTTTAAGTGACTATTTTTAGGACTTAAGAAATGACCGATATGAAAGCTATCTTTGACTCAATTCCAGCGCCATTATGGGGAATAATCGGAACCGCTTTTGGCGCACTTCTCACCCTCACAGCTGCGCTAATCGTGAACTCAGGCAACAACAAGAGATTAAAAATTCAGCTGCGCCATGATGAAAAAGAAAAGAACACTGATCGCATGAATGCGATGCGTCGCGAAGTGTATATGGATGCCATAGCTGAGATGATTAAGGTGGGTGGTTATCTGGGAGATCTTCCAAATGGAGACGTTGCTAATAAAAATATCTCCTCGGATCTGCAAGGTTTCTACGTCGCCGCGGCAAAGCTCTCATTGGTGTCATCTGATGAGACTCAAAAAGCGGTAGACGCATTAGGCATAGATTACTCAAAATTAATTTTCGTTTTAATGCAAAGAGTAGTGCCTCTTCACGCTGCTTCGCTAGACATAAAGTTACATGCAAAATACTTTGATGAATTCATGAGCAGTGTAACTAGAGTTTCTGCTGACATCACCCACTTTAATGAATCTGCCCGAACAGAGCAAAACGTCTTCGCTGCTTTAGAACGATCATTTAATTTTTTCCTATCCCAGGCAAAGGCTCAAGAGGAACAGCGGAGTGAGGCACAGAATCGCTTCAATGAGCTGCATATGGAATTTAATCGCTTACTTATGTTAGACATGCGAAAAATATCCGCACTCCAAGTTGAAGTACTCATCGCAATACGTAAAGATCTAGGCATAGTTACGGATGAGCAGCACTTAAGAAACCGAGCCTTGAATCATTATTCTGAGATTTTTAAATCCGTAGATGATGCTATCGGTAACCTTCAAGCAAGTTGACCGCATGTTACCCCAACCTACACCACCAGGATTGTGCATAGGCACAACCATCGATGTACTCAATGCCACTCAATACGAACCCGGTAACTGCCATCCCTGCCAAGGTTGCATCAAGCAAGGGTGGTAATGGGTCCGGGTCGAGCGGCATGCCTACCTCAACCCTCGCAACGTTGGCTGATCGGCCTAATTCACGGCAGTCAGTTGAGTTGACCATTACATTGCCCCGGATCGCCGGATAGCGGCGCCGCTCCTTGGGATCCAACGCGACACCACGCAAGCGCATGGGCGTAACAAGTACGTGCATGATGCCTCCTAATCGTCAGCGTCAAGGTCAAGAAGCGACTCGAAAGCAAAGGCCAGCGCAGCGTCCGCGAGCTCAAGCATATCGCTGAGGTGATCTGCATCGATCAGCTGGTCCTGGTGCAGAGCATGGGCTTGCCTGAGCAATGCTTTGTGATGGGCACCGGGCATTGCGAGCAACGCGACCTCATCGCGCAGCATGACCCGCCACTGCGCAATCGCGGATGACTCCGGGGTTACGGTTCCCGCTGACTCTCTATTCATCGGCCATGCCTACCCTGTCGGAGTACTGTATATGCAAACAGTATATCGAGTCGTTTACTCCCCCTCATCAAGAGAACGACTGACGGCAATCGGCGGCCGGTCGATCACCTGGAGCGCCGATCACTGCCCCGACCTAGGAAATCTCGCCACTACGAAAAAAACTGCTGAAAAAGCACTTATCCCCCTCCCGCCAACGGGCTGTACGCTTGTTTTTTTTGCAAACCCTAATGCTGTGCAAACCGGCGCCCACCAAGCGCAGCCGCCAGGCGTGTAAGGGAGGCGCTAATTGCACGGAATGCAAAGGTTTGCAAAAAAATGCACGATTACTGCACCACGCTTGCGATGGACTGAAAGGGTGAGTGCTTAGCCCAAGGCCTTTATATCCGGGGGGCTGCCACCAAAAAACTACGGATTTCCGCAGTTTTCAAATTCAGTAGAGGTCGAAATTCTTGCTGCGAGCGGGTAGAAAGCAGAGTCGAACGTGGCCAGAAGTCTTGACGATCGGCCGTTCGGCGCAATACGGCCTTTTCACAATTTTGAATCACCGAAACTTAGCCAGGGATAGATCAATGTGGGAGTTTTTTGCTACTGACGTGGGGAAGGTTGCTCTTGGGGGTGTTATCGCAACGACCGGCTCTTTGATCCTGTTCGCTCTGGGATGGATAAAGGAATGGCGCTTTTCATCGAAAAAGCAAAAAATCGAAGCGCAGCACCTGGGCATTCGGCTGGTACTGGTCTTGGATAAACTGGTAGCCGACTGCTACAACGCGGTACATGACCCACTCTTCACGGATGAACAGGGCTTTACCCATAGCTCAGTGCCAAACCCAGAGTTCACGCTTCCTGAAGGCGGCGACTATCGGGCATTACCTACCCAACTGATGTACGACATCATGTCGATGCCCAATCGACTAAACGCCATCAGAGAGGGTATGGACGCTGTCGGGGAACAGTCCTCCCCGCCTGACTACGAAGAGTATTTCCAGTACCGGGATGAAAACCTGTCAAAGCTTGGGTTAAGAGCTATCGGACAGATCGAATCTCTCTGTAAAAGGTACAAAATACCGCCACCCGAACGGCCTGAGTATTACGCCCCAAAGGAAGATCTAATATCCAGATTGGAAAGGATGGAACAGGTCGACAGGATGCGCGATAGATTCAGCGGGGCGGTAACGCCACCAGTGCAGCGATGAGCAACGCGATCATTTCTCCGTCCAACAACCGTCCAATTCAGGAAGATTTCATTGCTGCACATATGCACAGAGAAGCAGGGAACCTGTTGGTTTTTCTGGTTTATCCCCGTAAAGTGGCGCCCTTAACTCGGGCTCATAATCCTTTGGTCCACGGTTCAAGTCCGTGTGGGCCCACCACATTTGAAAGCCGCGCTACATGCGCGGCTTTTTCTTGGGCGATCAGTTGAGGGGACAATCTTTGCGAGC